TAACCCGGAGGAAAAATGAGATGCTACTTACTTTGTTAATTGGATTAGTTATTGGTGGTTTAGTGGGGATACCTTTAGGGATGGTGATTGGAGATATTTACTTGTGAGTGTCCACGTAGAACTGACTCAGACTAAAAGGACTGATCCACTGCAGCCGGTATCACACTACAAAGGTTGCAATGCAATTAGCTCCTCTGGTATTGATCCACGATACCAGGAGGTCCGGGGAGCAGAAGACAATCAAGAAGCTCTTAGGAGACTGGGAACGCCTTGATCTACGATCAGAGCGGGGACTCGCACTGTTTATTAACCCCCAAGAAGGCAAAAAACACCTGTAGCATCCCTCTTTCCTAGTGCTAAAATGAAAGCCTGTCTAGATTCCTAGGCGGGTTTTTTTGTACACAATCCTAATATTAGGAGAAATCCCATGGCTGATATATCAGCAGGGGTAGCGGCACTGACCACTACGTCAGACGTCGCACCATTCTTTGTTCTTGCTGCGGGAGCTTCTGAGGTCTACCTCGAAGTCGCCATCTCTGAGACTATCGCAGCCCAGATCTACTGTCCCAATCTACACAACTCGGGTGACTTCCTCCAGATTCCCCCAGGCGGGCGAGTCTATTTGAAGTCGAGTCCTACCGGGATCAAGGAGATCCGAGGGAAGACTTTGTCGTCTACTACCAACTTGTCCTTTGGGGTTTCCCGAAGATAAGGGGAGGGCTAAATAGTGCCTAAATACACATACAACAACAACTGGGGTGCTTCTTTCTTACTCGAAGAGATAGAAGAACACCTTGGTTTTGTCGGCATCCTTAACGGATTAAATGGGCGAGGAACGGCAGACCCAAAAAACCCAGAAAACCCGCCGGTAATTAGCGACTTCGACGTGCTTACGATTCGGGATTTAACTAGGGCAGAGAAAGAACAACTCGACGCCTTGGTTGAGTCCTACACGCCCGACCCTGAGTACACAAACAAAAAACTAGCGGCAATAATTAAACCACTAATTGATGCAGTACCGACCGATGCCGAGGTCGAGGCAATCGCGTCAGTTGACCATGTTAAACTGGTACTGAAGCAACAGAACAAGATTCTCTTTCGTTTGATTCGGTTGCTTGTAAGTCTTGAAGAAATCGAGGACCCAATCTAATGGTTGCTCGTCAGTATTATTCAGCAGAAGCTGAAACCGAAGATTCGACAACGGGCAGTTATGTAACATCGCTGACGCATACATTTACGCCAGACGCGAATCGGGATTATATCTGTTTTGCTTCGTCTATGATGCGACGATCAACGACAAGCTACGGCAACAGGCCATCGGCTTTTACCGATTCTTCACCTCGTGATGCAGATGCCGGTGCTTATTTAAGCTCTGAGTATTTTCACACCGCCAACCGTGTCAACCAATCGGGTTTTTACATCCACGAAGAAGGTGCCTCGCCATCGTCGTATACACAGGCAAATTATTTTGCACGATACGGGTCAACGGGCACATGCTACATTGACCAGCAATCTTTGGTTGCACTTCGACTAGAAGCCAACGATGAGTTTGTAACAACGATCTCCGAGACTTCGACCACATCTTCGTCATATTCTACAGCCCAAACCTTGACTTTCACCCCACCCAGCGAGGGTGAATATCTGATTCTTGCCCAGTGGAACGCGAGGGGTGCCAACACTGAATGCAAAGTTGTAGTTGACGGCGTCACCAAAATGACGGCGTTTATTGGCCCCTACGATTTCGATAGAACCTCCTTTTTGTTTTCCTCGAAAGTAAACCTAACAGCGTCCAGCAAGACCATAACGATACAACTAAGGAGGCCCAGCGGCTCAAGCACCGTCTATTGCAGTCTGCCCAAGATTGTTGCCTTGCGGCTTGATGATTTTCCCACTGGGGCAGAGGTGGCCCACGATGATTCTACCTCGTCCACAACTGCAACATCGTCAACTTGGGTTGACTCAGATACCAGCGTGACGTTTACGCCAACAGCAGGTGACCATCTGATTATTGGAACCTGCATCTATGGGCACAATACCAATGCAGGTGGGGGTGGGGTCAGATTAGAAGAAGATGGATCGGGAGCGTTTAAGTATTCAAACGCCAAACATCCGGGGGCGAGTAATTGGCGACGGTCGCATGGTGTTGTAAGGGTTCAGACTCTCGCCGCAACAAGCTACGAAAGAACATTCCAGGTCAATCGTACCGTTGGATCTGGCACAACCACAATTGATGAGAAGTCAATAACGGTTTTGCAATTGGAAGAAGTGGCAAGTGGTTTATCAGTTCCAATTGCACACCATCATAGACAGAGGAACAACTAATGAGTTTTCAAGGGTTCCTAAAACAATCTACCGCAGTCGATGTTTTGATCGGCCCATTCGTTGACGACACCGATGGTAACACGGCAGAGATCGGACTGACGATTAGTGCTAGTGATGTTCGTCTATCAAAGAATGGGCAGAACATGGCATCAAAGAACGATGCGACTGCTTGTGTTCACGACGAAATTGGAATGTATCACTGCGAGTTTGATGCTACTGATACGAACACGGTTGGACAGCTTGTTTTGTCTGTCCATGAATCAGGTGCCTTGCTGGTCAAGATGACTTGGCACGTCGTTGAAGAAGCTGTGTATGACGCGATGTACGGAGCCTCTGCTGAAGGACCATTACAAGCAACAACGGCAGGACGAACGCTCGACGTTGCAGCTACAGGAGAGGCAGGAGTAGACTTTGGCAACGTGACCGGAACTCTGACGAACTCAAATCTTGCTTTTGTAGATTCAAACGAACGAGTTGATATTGGCGAGTGGCTAGGAACAGCCGTTACTATGAGCGGTAATTATCCTGATGTTAATTGTCAAGACTGGGGTGCGGCATCTGCTTCAATGGGAATCAGTAGTGGTTCACTCCCGCAAGTGGATACTTACTCAATTTACGATAGTAGCACGGTATCTGCTAATGTAGCACTCGACTACGACGGAACTGGCTACAACAAGTCCAACTCAACAATCGGAACGTGTACAACAAATACTGATATGCGAGGCACCGACTCTGCAAACACTGTTGTACCTATGACCGCAGCCCTCTCGCAGACGGAGCATGACGCAACGCAATCTGCGATCACAGGTTTGAATGACATCGCCGCGACTGACATCGTTTCAGCCGGAGCGATAACAACCTTGTCGGGTGCCGTAGTTAACGTGGACTTGGTGGATCTTGTCACCACCACTACTACGAACACTGATATGCGGGGAACAGACTCAGCTAACACCGTTGTTCCAATGACAGCCGCTCTTTCCCAGACGGAGCATGATGCTACACAGTCTGCAATCGCAGGTTTGAATGATCCAACAATCGCTGATATTGTGGACGGGGTCTGGGACGAGGCAATCAATAAAGCAAATCACAACGTAGCCAATAGTGCTGCTAAATACTTGCGACAGATCAAGCAGACGGTTTCTGTGAGTGAAAGCGCCGTGGACGATCCAGGAGCAGCAGCAACTACAACAGTGTTTAATACCGAGTTGACTGAGGTAGATGATTTTTGGAATGATTTAACCCTTGTCTTTACGACAGGTTCTTTAGAGGGTCAAGCAAGAGTCATTACGGACTTTGCTAATACGAATGGTCAAATTACTATTGACGAACCTCTAACTTCTATACCTGCCGACAACGATGAGTTCATCATCAACTCAACGCATACCCATACACTTACCCAAGTTGCGGGTGCTATACTTTCAGATGGGGTCCCTTTAAACACCTCTAGTGGTGTTTTAGATACTGTGAACACAGTTAACACCACGACAACCAATACGGACATGAGAGGGACCGACTCTGCATTACTTGCTGCGTCCGCTCCCTCTAACTGGAGTTCAATGGTAATCTCCGCTGGTGGTGCAGCCGACAGCCTTGTACAGGGTTATCTCAACAACACAATTGCGGAAAGCACAGCGAACAATATTTCTACAAACTTTGAAGTGTTCTTCGACAATGCTGATGCTGTAACTACGAAGACGGTAGACGATGTCGGCGGCGGCGGGGGTGGTGGCGGGGATGCCACAGAAGCCAAGCAAGACACCATCATCACACACCTTACAGATGTGAAGGGTACAGGCTTCGCGAAGGATACACACTCCCTTACCGACATCACCGAAGATGTTACAGGTCTTAATGGGTCTGCTATGAGAGGAACAGACAGCGCTAATACTGTTGTTCCAATGACAGCCGCCTTATCACAGACCGAACACGATGCAACACAGGCAACGCTCGCAGGGCTTAACGATGTTGCTGCTACCGACATTGTTTCGGCAGGGGCGATTACAACCTTGTCAGGTGCGGTTGTAAATGTGGATCTAGTTGACCTAGTCACTACTACTACAACTAACACTGATATGAGGGGGACGGACGGGGCTAATACTGTGGTTCCTATGACAGCTACCTTGAGTCAGACTGAACATGATGCAACGCAGTCCACCCTAGCGGGACTCAATGATGTGGCAGCGACTGATATTGTCTCTGCGGGGGCTATTACAACACTCTCCGGCGCTGTCGTCAACGTAGATCTGGTAGCCACTACGACAACCAACACAGATATGCGGGGGACTGACTCAGCCAATACCGTTGTTCCTATGACGGCATCTCTCTCGCAGACAGAGCATGATGCTACGCAGACGGCTATCATCGCTTTGAATAACATAGCCGCGACCGACATCGTTTCAGCAGGTGCTATTACAACCTTGTCCGGGGCTGTAGTAAATGTGGATCTAGTAGACACCACTACTACGAACACCGACATGAGAGGCACCGATGGTGCCAACACAGTTGTCCCGATGACAGCAGCACTCTCGCAGACCGAACACGATGCTTCCCAGTCAGCGATTGCAGCTCTTAATGATCTCTCGGTAAGTGACATCTTTACGACAGCTCTTACGGAAGCCTATCGATCCACGGGAGCAGCAGGTACTGCAGCAGAATTGCTTTACGAGATCATTGCCCACTTGGGAGAATCCTCAATCGTCAGTACAACTAAGACGTTGAAGAAGCTTGACGGAAGTACACCCGCAAAGACTTACACCTTGAACGACGCTACGGAGCCTACTAGCATTACGGAGACAACCTAATGTCCGTAAACACGATTATTACATTAGGCTTCGGGAACGGAACTCTTGTAGGTAGTGTCGGGGATGTAATCACGCTTGGGTATATACCCTCCATAGCTGACGTACCTATTTGTGTAGGGGCAGTTTCGTTAGAGAGGCAAGGTCCAAGTGCAGTCGCCTGCACAAAGCAGGGGGTTAGTACAGTAGGCTTGGCGAGAGTAGGTCCAAGTGTTGTTGCATTCGAGAAGCAAGTGCTTAATCCGGGTGCCGTAGAGTTACACAGAGACGGACCAAGTTCCGTAGAACTGGAGAAATGCTGATGGCAGGTTCATTTAACTTTGATACAATCGACTTCATACAGAAGTCCAAAGAGATTTGGACTATCTCTCTGTATGAAGAGGACGGGGTAACCCCTGTTGTTCTCGTTGTAGCTGATACTGCGCAGGTAAAAATATGGACAGACAACGGGGACGCATCGACGACTCTGACGATCACAGAGACAGGAACCTCGACAGTTACCGTGACCTCTCTTGGATCTGTAACTGCTCCAGCCACGCTCACCCTTTCAGTAGCTGCCGCAGACACAGGGAACGTAACGAAATTTGCAGCCGGGAGGAACCGGATGGAGATCGGGATATTTGACAGCGCCGACTCCGGAGCTTATAAAGCAGCGGGCAGAGGTTTCATAGAGTTGAAGCAGAGCCCCACTCCCTAATCTAAGAGGCACTTATGGAAGGTTTTTCTACCGTGGATTCAAACGAACCCTTGAAGGGTTTACCACCCCTGGACGAGATGAAGGGCAAGAAGATTGCCCTGAAGCTCACAGGCGGGGTAGGCGACGTTGTAATAGCTATTGGAGGTCTCGCTCCTGTTCTCGCTGAAGCGGGTGCAGAGGTAACGGCGATTGTTAAAGGTCACCAGACCAAGCTCATCACCCGTATGAAGGGTATAGCCCACGCAATCGAAACACAGAAGTTCAACAACCCCCAAGCGCGAAACAAGTTTGACTACCTCGTGGAGTATAGCCACGTCTTCAACGAACGACGAAGCCTCCGAGCAGGCTCCTACTATGAGCGGGCCTCGGAGAGGGCGGGTATCTCCCACGGTCCTGGGGAGTTTGAGGTCAAGAGGCTCAAGCCTCTGGTGAAGTGCCTCAACTGTACGGTGGCTATCCACCCCACTGCCAGCAACCCCAATCGAGTCTGGGACTTCGACAACTGGAAGAAAGTCGCTTACGCGATCCGAGAAGCGGGCTGCGACGTCGTCTGGCTTGGAACCAAGGATGAACCCGGATTCTCCGACGACCGCATTACAAAGCTATCTGACATTGATGAGGACATGTCCAAGCAGGTGGCAACCCTAGCCCGATGCAGCTTCTTCATGGGATCAGACTCAGGATTCGCCCACCTCGCAGGGGTCTTGAAGATTCCAGGGGTGGTTCTATTTTCTAACACTTGGCCTGCCGACGTCATCGGGGAATATCAGGACTTGATGCCGGTCTGCCGGTTTGACCTGGAACAACCCACCAGGGCCCTCTCACACAACTGTGAGACGTCCCAAAGGCTTATGAAGGCAATCACGGTCCAGCAAGTCTTAGAGGACGCAGAACGCCTCATACCGTCGATTGACCCGCAGTTCGATATTCGCTCCACGCAGGTAGGACCTGTCTCTGTGAAAAGGTCTCTCCTATTATTAGGAGACCGGTGCGAGTTTGTTCGTAAGCTCCGAGAGGTCTACGACGTTACCGAAGGCTGCGAGTTGGACTCCTCGGTTAATCCTGCCGACTTCGACATAGTTTTAGACGCTACTACCGGAACCACTTTCGGGTTGAAAGTGGGTGGTAAAGATGTCAAAGTAGTAGCTAACATATCTACTGTCACCCGAGCGATTCGGGAGATCCTCATGGAGTAACCCAATGGGCAACTACGCTACCTATACTGACGTTCGTACCCACAAAGTGGCAGGCGAGGTAGCGGATCTCGTTGCCTTCTCCGATGCGGAGATTACAGCGGAGATTGCCATCGTTGAGGAGTTCATCGAACTTTTTACCAACGATTGGTTTTATGCCCAAACCAAGACAGTCGTCTACGATGGTGGGGACTATTATCGGTTGTTCTTTCCCCCTGAGATAGTAGCCCCTGCCATTTCAATTACCTCGGTAGAGGAGTTGGATGATGACGGGACGACAGTCTTAACGACCTACACAGAAGACGAAGACTTCAAAGTCCAGGAACACTACCTGGATATGCTTCGTACAGCGGACACACTGCGGCGCGTGACCAAAACAAGTCGATTCCCTAAAGGCAAAAGCAACGTCAAAGTTGTCGGTTCCTTTGGACGTTCGACGGTCCCCGCAGCCATAAAGAGAGCCACGATATTGTGGACTCTTGAGAACCTTATTCCAGGTTCCAGCGGGATGGCTACTCCCGATGTTATCCAAGCTGTTTGGCCTGACTTCACAGTCACATACAAGAGGTCCGAAAACGAGACCGACTTCTCAACCGGTTACATAGAATTGGACAGGCTTCTGTCAAGGTACATCAACTTCGTTGACATGTTCTTAGGTGCAACGGATGGGATGACACCCGCCGACTATAATCCCTGGAGAGAAGACTAATGCCAGCAAACTCCAGGATCACCCTCTTCGGTTTACCCCACACGGTCTCCGTAGAGAGGTTGCAAAGTATTGATAACGGACGAGGCGGGGTCACGATGGGCAACGCCTTGGAGATTTACGCATCTCGCAAGTGCCGTATCTCCACTTTAGCAAAACATGATGAAGAGTTGAAAAAGCCAGGGTTCGACATGGACAAGGCTCGCAAGGTGACTATGGTCTACTCCCCGGCTGTGGAGCTAAATGACCATGTCTCGGTCCCATGGGGAACCCCGCCCAACATGTCAGGTCCTTCGGGGCTTGGTGCCTTCATGCCTACGACTATTGTCATAGGTACACCTGCAGGCTCCCAGACTTTGACGTGGAGCAAAACTCGTGATCGGTATGAGGATTCTATAACAGGAGACTACATAGTCTACTGGACAAGCTCTGTCTGGAAGTTTGAAGATGCAGTAGCCCCTTTGACTTATGAGTTTACAGGCTTTACCAAGCACCAGAATATCTTCAAACAACCTTGGGCTACTGTTGTAGGAGCTTCCTACTCTGTCACATCCCAGGCGGGAGTTGCCCAGACCTACCAAGTAGTCTGGCTACATCACCAGCTAGATGACCGGGGGCACATGCACCACACTACTCTTGTGATGGAGCTAATCTAATGCCTACAGGTGTATATTCGGTAAAGGTTAAATGGAACAGCGGGTTAACCCACTGGTCCCGTTATATCGCAAGCATGTCCTACCAGATGCCCCAAACGATGGCGAAGATTCTGCGTACATCTGCGATGCACGTTTTGGTTCCTAGAATCCGAAAGCAGATCAAGAAGAACCGATCTATATTCACAGGCGACTACCACTCAAGGATGACAGCCAAAGGTGGAGTTAATAACACCAGTGGACCCTTCGTAGACATAGGAGCCTTTGGTGTACCTTATGGGCTTAACCTGGAGCAGGGAGCCCCAGCACACAAACCGGACTATGCACGAATCGTCGAGTATGTCAGAAGGAAGATGGGGATGAGTGGGTCTGCTGCAGTTAGCCAAGCACTGGCTATTATTATGACACTCCAAACAAAGGGCTCTAAAGCCCATCCATCTATATTGCCTGTGTGGAAGGCTAACAGCGATAAGTTCTTTGATGACGTAGTCAGACGCATAGGCGCTGCACTCCTCAAGGCATCCAAAACTGGCGTTACGCCCCCTTAATAAAGAGGACCCTGATGAGTGCAGAATTAGGAAGAGCAATAGTAAACAAACTTAGAGAGGATACAGGACCCTCTGGTCTGGTAACCTTGACAGGGCACGAGGTCCTTGACCCCGATGGCTATAGGATCTTGACAGGCGAACCTCTGAGAACGGCAATCTACCCCTACCTCTCCATAGTAATCTTCCAGACGGAGAGGGCGATTGAGAATGGGCCGAGCCAGTTGAAAAAGTCTCGTATCCATTTCCGAGCCTTTGCAAAGGATGACTTTGTCTGCCAGGACATCTGTGACAGAGTCGCCCACCTCCTAGACCAGGACGACCAGAACCAGGAAGGACCTCTAACCAATAGAGCTTTCCTGGACTTTTCCAGCCGGTCCATCTCCAATAAACAGACCCAATATGCGGAGCAGGACGTCGAGCCTATCTTCTATGACGAGGACGACACCTTCAGATCCCAGGTCGAATGCGACGTTTGGTGGGTCAATCAGATCTGCGATACCCTTTAAAGTCCTGTTGTATCTCCCCTTTGCGGAGATAAAATAGGGGCTGAATGTGGATGTGGACGTTTCTATTGTAGTTGCAAGACGCCTAAACAGGAGTAAATTCTATGGCTGACGCAGACAATATTATCATTGGTTCCGCTTCGATCACAATCAACGGTACTGATATTGGCTACACGATGGGTGGCACGACGGTTCGTCACGAACCCGAGTACATCGAAGTGATTGCCGATCAAGCCGCAGGTGTTGTGAAGAAAGCTCGATCCGTTGAGCGTATGTATGTTACTACTACCATTCTCGAAGTGAGTTTGGAGCAGTTGCGAATTGCGTTCATGTTACCTGTTGCCAATCTTTCTGGCTCGACGTTGACCCTTGGGTACAACGACTCTTGCTGGGTTGACGAAGTAGCCTTGGTAATCACCGGCTCAAGCCCTAATTGTGGAACCCGAACATTCACATTCCCTAAGTGCATCACGTTTGATAACCGTGAATACAACATGCAGCGGGAAGAGGAAGTTCGATTCGAGATTCAGTTTGAAGTGTTGAAAGACACCTCGGGCAATTTCGGAACAATCGTGGACAGCTAAAGAAGGAGGTCATTGTGGCTAACTCTGATGAAGTTTACGATGCGGTGAAGACGTACCTTACAGGTGTGTCGATTAACACCCAACCTGAAGTGCAGAACTTCCGAGTTCCCGGCGAACGCCGAGACAATTCGGCGTCTCCCACTGCAGGGCAACTGTTCGATTGTTTGGCGGCAGTCTCTGCCAGCCTAAGCAACCGACACATCTCGCGACGACGTGTCAGGCGAGATGCTTTACGGCTCTTCAAAGAAGGCCAACTTTAATTCGTTTCTCCTCTTGTTAGGAGAACTTACTTTTTTGAAAGGAGAACCATACCATGGTTTTCTCAGAACCTAGTGCGGGCGCAGGTCATAACTACGCCGATAAAGAAGCGAGTTGGATTGACTTCACTGTCACGCCTTCCGTTGATTCGGGCACTATCGTGATGACTGTTACAGATCCTAAAGGTCTGTTGACGTCCATGAAGATGACTCGTGCAGTTATTGGTGATGCAATTGATCAGTGGTTGTCTACCAACGCTGCTCAACTCGTGACCAACAGTGTTTCAGTCGGTAACGACAGCAACTCTGATGACATCGGCGGCAGCAATGCTAATCGTCCCCCAGGCGATGGTTTCTACGGTTGGGTCTGGAGCAAGAGTGCAGGTACGGCAACTACGCCTTCCATCACGACTACTTCGTTGACAACTACGGGTATCACCGTTTCCAAGCCTTACGCAGACGTAGTGTAAGCCTATCCCGTCAATCGTGGCGGGGTAGTAAGATTTTGAACAAGAGTAACAGGATTAAATTTTAATGTTCGAGTACAGAACCAAAGATTTGAATATGGCAGCATACGTTTGGACCCTTGAGGGCGTTGACTTTATCAACGTCGTCCCCGAGATGTCCAAAGGTCGCCAGAAGGTTGACGCCTTCTACTTCACATTCAACTTACCTTTCGCAGACCAGCGCCTAACCGAGATCCTTCGAGATCACGCAAACGGCAAAGCTTCCGTCGAACCCCAGTTGTTCGTGCAGAAGCAAAACAACCTGCGGGATGTTCTGTATCGAGTGAAAAAGAAACCGATACGGAGCGCCTAATGGCTAAGAAGAAAAAGGCTGCAAAGCCCACAGAAGAAGTCACAGTTACAGAACGCATGCTGAACAGCGGGCGAGAGATCACACTCAAAGATGGAACTACACTAACTGTACGGGAACTCTCAATGGAGGATACTGTCAAGTGCGCAAACAGCCTTGTACGGATCATTGCCACCATTGGGATGATGGGCGACGACGAAGCCAACCCGATCATCGTTATTGGTAGCATTCTTGCTGACCAATCCACTGCACCTGCTTTACGCTCTGTAGCAGGCGTCATCACCCAAGAGGACTCAAAGTTCTGGGAAGAGCGACCGCTCTTGGACTGGATGAAACTGATCGAAGCTGCAAAGGCAGTTATTGATTGGGAGGAGATGAAAGAACTTTTTATGATGATGGGGATGGACAAGATCTTCCAATCGGGGAAGACGGACCAAGCCCCGACGACGGACGAAGCACTGGAGGACCAGACGAACGAAACCTTGCCAACTCTGTAGCGGATTTGGTAGACCAATTTGGCTCTGAGTATAGTTGGAGTCCTGACCTCGTTTACCGAGCTACTTATTTTCAGCTTGGTGAGTGGGGCAGAAGTATTTCGACTAGGAAGTACGAGGAACGCCGCATAGCAGCGGACAGTATCCGGTATGCCCAGCATGCTAAGGAGCGGGAGTATTCCCAATTCTTAGATTCACTCAAACCATCGACGAGCCTCGACGACCATGAAGATAGGGCAACTTTGCCTACAGACATGGCAGTACATGAGGATTTTTAGATGGCGAGTAAATTAGGTCAAGCGATTCTGCACATCTCCATGACAGGGGTACGGCAGATCCAAAACGGTGCAACAACCGTTCAGGCAAGTATGCAGAAGTTGGGGGCAGCAGCCACGCAGGTAGGCTCTGCCCTTACAAGTGCAAGTCGAGGTCTTCGTAACTTCTCTCTAGCGGTCGCCGCTGCCCTGACTCCCATCGTACTCCTGGGTGGTAAATTCCAACAGGCGATGCAAGATGTCAAAGCGGTGATGAAGGATGCCAGCGAGGCAAGCACAGACGCCGCCGCGAACTTTGCCAAGCTAACAGCAAAGGCCCAAGAGTTAGGAGAGACTACTCGCTTTACAGCAACAGAGGTTGCAGAAGCCATGAAGTTCATGGCGTTAGCGGGTCTGAACACTGAGGAGGTATTAGCTGGTGTAGGCGAGGTTCTTAATCTTGCTGCAGCAGGTAACCTTGAACTTGCACGAGCCTCTGAAATCGCAGTAGATACGATGCGAGCCTTTAACATCGAGGCTTCTAATCTAGCTCGTGTTACTGACGTCATCGCCGTTACTGCAGCAAACACTAACACCTCTGTTGAAAAGCTGGGGTTCTCTTTCCAACTAGCTGCACCAATCGCAGAAGCCTTTGGTCAATCTCTTGAAGAAACTGCAGCAGCCCTTGGTGTCCTAGCCAATGCAGGTATCAAAGGTTCTGTTTCAGGTGCGGGACTTGGTCAAGTATTATCCCAAGCCTCTAAGGGTACAAAGAAAGCCCAGGAGACTTTAGGGAAGTACGGACTCACGATCCAAGACATCAACCCTGAAATCAAATCTCTTACGGAGATTGTTGAAACTTTTGAAGACGCCAACATCAGTGCCACTGACACTTTGATGATCTTTGGTGTTCGTGCCGGTAGACAAATGCTTGCGCTGAAGAACCAAGGTTCTGATGCGATGAAGAAGATTCAGGGACACATAGAAGGTGCTACAGGTGCCGCAAGAACCATGGCAGAGATCCGCATGGACTCCGTCATAGGCTCGTTCACCGAGCTTAAATCGATCATCCAAGGCTTGGGGATCACAATTTTCCAAACCTTCCAAGGCGCTTTGCAGAAAGCATTAGACAAGATAACGGGTGTAGTAAGATCCTTCAATGAGTGGGCGAAAGCTAACAAGGACGTAGTGGCCTCCTTTGTAAAGTCTGTTGCAATTTTTGGAGCAGCAGCGGCAGCACTCTCTGTTGTCCTTGGAGTAGCAGGGGCTTTGCTTACAGCCCTTGGTGCCTTGATTCCAGTCATCACGTTGGTAGTCGTTTTCTGGGAAGCCTTTCTTATAGGGGCTGCAGCACTCTTAGTTCTCTTATCACCCCTGGTTGCAATTATAGCAGTAATGGTTGCAGACTTTGAGTTCTTTACCGAGGTGCTGAACGTAGTGGCAAAGGCTGTGTGGGATATAGGTAAGGCTTTCTTAGAAGGTCTATACTTAGGTCTGAAGGTCGTAGGCACCGTTATGGCAACGGTGATGAAGGCTGTACTCTGGGCTGTAGGAGGGTGGGAAGGTTTCTATATAGTTATAGAAGGGGTCGCTATAGTTGTAAAATACCTCACAGCCATTCTTGTAGGACTCGCAGCTATTCTCGGGGGAGCCTTGATAGGCTCTATTGTGGCACTCACCTCACCTATTTGGATAGTGATAGGTGGTTTAAGCTTCCTACTTGGCTTGGCAAAAAGGCTCTTAGTTTGGTTTGGTCTTCTAGCGGACGACTCAAAAAAGGTAGGCCAATCCTTTTCGGACATGGCTGCCAGTATGGGTATGACTGCCGAGCAGATGAACCAGCTTGACTGGATGCAGCACTCAGACGGTGCCAAGAGGATGGGTAAAGAGGTTAGAGACGCTGCCTCGTTTTATGATGATCTAGGGAAGAGTGCATCGCTGACAGGAACAAAACTTAATGAGTTGACGGAGAGTTGGGAAGAGGGTGGGAAATCCGTTGAGGATTTAACCGCAAGCTTAGACGAGCAGATGATGACGATGATTACTCTTAAACGGACAATAAACAGGTTGGAAGATGGGGAAACAAAGACCTTACTGGAAGCGGATCTTGCCAATCGGGAGAAGCAATACGAAGTAGGCTTGAAGAGTCTTAAAGTTGCAAAGACTTTAAGAATTGTAGTCCAAGACACCGAACGAACCGTCAAAGAGCAGATAGAGGTCCACGAGTATCATATAGCCCAACAAGAGAAAGAAGTTAAGCTAGCCCGGACTACACTGCGAATGGCGGGGGATGACCTCGATGCACGTAAAGAAGCGGCTGACGCCCTTGCCCAAGCTGAATTGACATTAAAGGGTTACAAAACACAGTTACAGATCGTTAATGATCACAACCAAGAGTATCTAGAGTTTGTTAGGAAGATGAGGAATGACGGGGTCTTAGCCTCTGAGGCGATAACAGAGGCTTGGGTTAACCAGAGACTTGCCCAGCAGGAACTCATAGCTGCCCAAGAGGAGTTGGCAGAAGGAGCAGAGGATTACAAAGACCTCCTCAAAGATATTCGAGATGCAGAGCTGGAAGGTTTGGACAAAACTATAGCCAAGATTGATGATGAGAAGAATGAGAGATCTGAAGCTTTGAGGTTAGCCAGGGAGAAAATGCTGGTAGTCCTTGAAGATCTTAAAGCCCAGAAGAAACTTCTAGAAGAGCAGGAGAGAACCAAGGAGAACTTGGAAAAAATAGCGGCATTAACACAGCAGATAGCAGATGCGAGAGCAGGCATAGTAGAGAATCAGGAGGCAGCTCGCGCCAACGAAGCGCAACGACGTAAGGAAGTGGAAGAAGAGACAAAGGCTGTGGCTGAGAAGAAGAAGAAAGAGGCCGAAGCTGAGAAGGAGAAAATTAGAAAGCAAGGAGAGGACCGCAAGAACTTCAACCGACAATTAAAGATCGAGGAAGCCAAGCGTAAAGGAAATCGGGTAGAAGCTGCCAAGCTAGAGAACGAGAAGATCCTTGAGCAAGAGCGAGCCAAGATGAAAGAGCTTGGAATCGTAGGAGAGCAGGCTCGCAAAAACGAAGAACTATTGGCAGCTCAAGCCAGAGATCGTATCCAAAAAGCCCAAGAGGCTATGGCTAAAGATGCCGATAAGAAACTTGGTAAGAAGCCTGACGTAGCAAAGAACGAAGCGGACCTTGAGAAGCGAGTTACCGATGCTCTCCTCAAGCAGGTGGACAGTGTCCAGAAATTGATACTTCTTTACCAAGGTCTCTACTACATACGTTTCCAGCAAGAGGCTCTGGCTATGCGAGCTGCTGACACAGCAGTACGCTTCCAGCAAAACCTGGAAAGACTTGAGCAGCGACGGGCTAAGGCTTTAGGTCATGGTAATGACACCGAGGTCAAACGCCTGGACGCAGTTATTGAGCGTATGCGAACCCGAGGTCAACTCGTAAATCAGTTCGCGCAGAAGCGAGCCCAGGAGGCTCAAGTCGCGGGAGCTGTAGGAGGTGCGGGTGGTGATCCTGCTATAGTCCAAGCCAAAATCGATGAGGTGCAAAAACGTGTCCACCAGATGCAGTTGGCTGTGCGAGCCAGCATGATCCAAGTGATGAACGACTTCCGAGCCGCACCCGTCCACTGGGTCAATGCGTTCCTTGAGGGATGGGCAGTAAACTCCCAAAGAATGGTCGCAGCGGTAGCGAAGACTATGTCTGAAATCAAAGGGGAGATGGATAAGAACAAGACCCATAGTCCCTCCTTAGTACAGACTTGGGATTCCAACGTGGCAGTCGTCTCCGGAGGTATCGATAGAATGGTTGATACCTTGGCAAAGAAGGGTCCACAATTAGGGCGACTTGCACCCTCCCATTACATGGGACTAGGCGGGCAAGCTCCTTCTGGTGGAGGAGGTGGGGGTACAACTACCAATAACAATGATAACCGCACAGTCCGAATGGACATCAACAACAACGTAGATATGGATAACGTGACTCGTCACATCGGAAAGGCAATCTCAAGTGCTAACATGTCTGTAGGAGAAGTCTAATGGCAATGGCGTATCAAGCAACTCTTAATTCGGTCAACCTACCTTTATCCTTTAGCTACAGCTTATACGTTCCCCGGAAGAGGATGACGACCACACCCACAGCAGGTGCGGTAATTCTTCAGGAAGCGGATGATTTAATTGTGCATGGAGATGGTACACTGTCTTGGACTATCCAAGTTGCAACACCCGCCGAATTCAAAGTCCTCTATGACCTTTACAATACCGCGTCCCTCACCGAGTACCAATTCACCGGTTACTGGGATGATGACCTTCAAGTTCAATTTGTCCAATTGGATTCTCCTACTGTTAGGGGAAGGATCTTCTCGGTCTCGGGAATGTTCCAGGTTATCTCTGTCACTACTGAATACTCTGCCCTTGCCTGCGGAGGTGTGTAGTGGTTGACCCTAAGATTCGTCAGAAGATTGCTATAGTCTCAGCCGAGCCTGCGACTACTTGGAAGTCTGACGGACTTCTGGACGCTCCTGTACTGACGTCACCTAACGATGGTTCTACGATCTGTCCTTACATGACGTTCGGTTCCTCAAACTCTGAGATAGTTCTTACGTGGAACGCCGTTACAGGTGCCACTAAATATGTTCTGCAGTGGTCCCTCAACTCAAATTTCGTAGGACCTACTACGAAGTCGGTCAAACAGGCTGGCACTTCTTATAACCTCCAATTGATTTCTGACATTCGGATGGGGGATGAGATCTCTTGGCGAGTACAAGCTATCGATGAGGCGGGTAGCTTTTCCGAGTTGTCCCAAACCCGAACCGTAACCTACGATTGCGAGCCAGGGCAAGCTTCAGGAGGAGGGGATAGTCAACCGAGTGGAGGAAAGAGTGGCGACCAGAAGTGTAAACTCTTCAACGTCAAGATGAAGCTGCAAGGTCTGGCAGATATGTTATGCCAGGACAAGACCTCCTACAAACTTAATACAGAATGGGACTGTAAAGATTCTACAGGGAGGGAGATTGCAACACTTGACGGAGTTGCTTGGTCGATAGTCCAAGATCCAGATGAAGCTATCCCCGCAGTCACTATCAAGCAATCCACAGACCTAAAGGCTACACTAGAGACTAACGGAACCCAGTCCCAACAATTTGAATTGGTAGCCAAAGCTACCTTCACCGACAACGTCAATGGCGGGCAGTTTGTATGCACAGAGAAAAAAGAGATCCACCTAGATTGTGATGTGAAGCCTAACCAAAAGCCTTGGCTACAGAATATGTATTTGTGCCATGATGGGTATGCCCTGGAAAGCATAGACCCCATCATGCACGATGACCCTGAACTCGATCTTGCTATTTGGCCCGGTTTGAGTCTACCTTCTGTAGTGGATATGGGTATTATATCCTACTCCAGTAGTGGTCAATTCTACGGAGGGGCAATGATCTCTGAAACGTACTATGGCGATGTAGCCAGTGTCTTAGCCGCAGGACCTACAGTGCAAGTGAGTTACACCTTTTCAGAGGAGTACACTTGCGGTAGCAAATCCAACTACAGCAGTTACACACCGATCCCCATGGGACCTCGTAAGCTTGTCAAGTTAGAGTCTCGCGCTATCATGCAGTTCGGGTGTGGGTTCACCGTCCTCGGGGAAGAGTTAGGTTTAGTTACTATCAACAATGAACACTTAGTTGGGCGAGCTGGAACACGAAGAGGTCTAGAAGCCGTAGAGACTTGCTCACTAGGTATCAACTATGGAAGTGGTCTGACGATCACCAATGAAGTTTTAGAAATGAAGTTGGATGAGTGCCCCGATGGACCCTTCTCCGCAGTAGTGTGGTCCTCTGCTATACCAACTTACGTCTTAGGTTTAGACAGTGACGGTTGTCTCAAGAAGTTCTCTGTTTACGATTGTAGTTAGATGGCAATCTCAGTAGGTGCAAATGGAGTTATCTTTGGAGCCAGCGGCGTATTCTATGGATGTTGTTGCGGTGCTTCGGGTCCCACCCCACCTACAATATGCTCTTGCACGCTTCCAGCAACCTTTGACATACAAGGGACAGGCTTTTCAAATAGCTCCTGCTCAAGCTGCTCCCTTTTTAATGTCAGAAAACCTGTAACATATACAGGCATTACAAATTGTGGAGGGACTGATTTCAACATCTGGGAGTCTGTGGATGACGTCTATGGTTCTCCTGGAGTTTGTAGTGGGGATTTTGACAACAGAAAACTCTACCTACTTGTAGATGCCGCAGCCTGTACAATGATACTTAAACTAAGGGCGACAGGTGATGGGGAGTGTAGCAATTATGATGCCTCCGATCCCATTCGCGCTGATTCCCCTTTTGCAGTTGCTATTCCCGGAAGTTGTTCAGGCTCTATAGATTTGGCTCCGTTTGGTATAACATGGTCAGGTGGTTTACAATGCAACCCTGGTACGTGGCTAGCCCACCCCTTTGGAACTTAACATTTATTTTGAAAGAAGACTGATATGAATCTTATTGGATATGGAACTGACGCAATCAATGAGACCGTGAAATTCACGGCATACCCGCCGGACAAACCTTCCCACGAAATCTCTTTAAAGGAAAACAAGGAAGTAGAGAATGGGGGAGAGATTACAACCTGGGCTCTTCGTAGAGCTGCAGAAGGTCTCCAACTTCTACTGCGAAAACAGGACGGCTCTTTAAAGGTCGTAATGAAGCTCAATAGCCAAGGCCACTGGCGAGGTCGAGACATTGAGACAAAAGGTCTCTTCGCTATGAAGCCAGAGGGTTCTCCTAATGTTTGGCGAGATTTGGCAGACCCTGGTCGCTTTATGAAGAAGAAGCTGGATGAGCTTAGAGTAGAAGCGGCTGACCATCTTCCCGACGTAGTTTACAAAGAAGCCAATGCAGTCCCCAAGAATCTTGATTGGGAGTCGGTTGCTTACAATCTAGCGGACGACTATGATCCCGCTATCCAATCCGACACAGCTATAGCGATCATCGCATGCGACCGGTTGAGCTACTTTAAAGAAGTCCTTGAAGGTCTCTGTAAGAACCCAGAGGTTCGAGAGAAGAAGCACCCCGTCTACATCTTTATCGACAGACCTTTAATTGGTAACACCCATGTGATGGTTGAGCATGAAGAGCTTGCCAAAAAGTTGATCCCACATGCCCACTGTATACACAGGCCGATCAATCTTGGTTGCGGACGGAACATCATCGATGCACGTCACCAACTCCTCACCAACATGGATTATAAGTACGCTTATATCTTTGAAGACGACATGGTCCCTTCTCCCGAATACCTGACGTACTGTCGAAATCTTATGCTCTGGGGAGAGAAGAATTATGACAATGTAGGAGTAGTCCAAGGTTGGAGCAAGTGCTTGTTGGGTAGCGAGGAGAAGAAGGAGCAGCTCTCTACAGTCCACGCATCCAGGACAAATCTCTGGGGCTACTTGATCTCCCGCAAATGCTGGGAAGGTATGTCCCCGACCATACTTGAGTATCAACGTCTCTTCCTCAAGTCGTTCTACCATGACAGGCCCAACAAAACTATTCGACCTTGGTTTCGAGAGGTGTTGAAGAAGTGTGCTAAGGACTCCACTAAGCCCTTCCCTGTTAACAAGGAATACAAAGACAAGCTTGCCAAGTATTGGGACTCCCCGGCAACCGGGCAAGACGCAGCGACTTTGTGTTCAATGCAAAGAGCCGGTTTTCTACTGCTTGCCCCAAATGTAAACCGGGGGTTGTACATAGGTCGTCGAGGTATCCACCAAAGCCCTGCAATGTTTGAGCAGATGGGTTATGGTAAGATGTCTATCGAAGACAACAAGATGGATGCTCGACGTAGAAACTTCCATCCAGATGGTGAAGCTAAACCCACTAAAAAGAAACCGAAGGCTAAGAAGTCTCCGGTCAAAGGTCTCGCAGTTACGGATACAATAGACGATGGCAAAGAAGAACCTCTTCCAAAAAACGGCAAGCCTAGCAAGCGCTCTAATAAACGGAACAACAGTAAGCAAGGAAGTGATGCTGGCAAGGCTGGAGATTTGCCGGGAGTGCCCTCTGGTACAGCCAAGGGGTGAGCTTATGGCATGCGGGGTTTGCGGCTGTTCCGTCGCAGACTCCGGTTTGTTTAACCTTGCACGATTCGTCGAAACTGAGAAGTACGGTTGCAAGTATGGCGAAGAGAAGCTTGGTTACCCCCAGTCCAAATGGGCGGCAGCGGGCCTAAGCGGGAACGAGGGTACAGATAGGAACCCTCCTCCCCCAAAGAAGACTTGTAAGAAATGCAAGTAGCGGCTTACTTTATTTAGAATAGATTTAGAAAGAACCCCATGAAGATTGTAGTTTGCGGGGAGTCCCCCTCTTTTCCATCACTTAAAATGCTTTGGACAACAGGCTTGCAAATTGGCAAAGTCTTTGCTAAACTCCAAGCATGATTATTCCAATACAACTTCCAGGAATAGAACCTGGATATGGCGTAGATCCTTCTGGGGTAGTGTGGAGCTGTCTAGTCCCTAACGGGCCAGGAAAGAGAAAGGTCTCCGAGACTTGGAAACCTTTGACCCCTTTCTACAATAATAAAGGTTACCCTATGGTAACCCTCTCTAACCGCAAGAAGTACCTAGTCCACCGCTTAGTGCTCTTGGTTCTCAAAGGTCCCTGTCCCGAAGGTTGGGAATCTCGACACCTAGATGGAGATCAGGGAAACCCCAAGTTAGAAAACCTTACTTGGGGCACCCGCTCCCAGAATAACTACGAGGATAAGAAAAAGACAGGGACTTTTCTGGAGGGGAGTAAACACGGGAACTCCAAGCTTACAGAAGATCAAGTAGAGGAGATGCGAGCCTTGAAGGGTAAGGAAACCTTAGCAGTTTTATCGGAGAGGTACGGGGTAGCCCCCTCTACCATCTCCCGGATTCAGAATCTCATTAGAAGAAAAGGAGGTAGGGCATTATGAAGATCGTAGTATGTGGAGAATCACCATCATTCCCTAGCGGGTTTCGGCCAACAGGTCCGACTACTCGTCCAAGGACTAGCAGAGCTTGGGCATGAAGTGACACTTCTTTCCCAGCAGATCCCTATGCCCATCATAGAGATAGAGGGTGTAGAGGAGAGAAGAATGTCAAACGGTTTTGACATGAAAGAGCTTGACCCTGAGATCCACGACGTTGCACCGGACGCTTGTATCTTCTTCCACCATCCCGGAGGAATCCAAGGTTACCTGGGCTCAACTTCAGCCCCTGCAAACTGTCCTTGTTTCTTCTGGTTCCCCTATGAAGGCTCCACCATCAAAGACGACGCAGCCTTACACTTTACAGGAATGCCCCCGGAAGGTCTGACACACTTGACAGAGTTTGCTAGAAAGCTCTGGCAACCTGTGTTCCCTTCTTCTTTGGTGATACCCCATGGGTATGATCCTAGAGTTTGGTATCCCCTCAAGCACGATAGATCCCAGCTTAGAGAGAAGTGGGAGGACAAGCTGAACGCCCCAATGAGGGACAACACCTTCATTGTACTTAACATGGACAGAAACATTTGGCATAAGAGGTGGGATGCTACCTTTGATTACATTCGCCAATTGAAACAGGAGATGCCTGATAGACGAATCAGACTTCTAGCCCACACTAAAATGAACCAGATCCAAGAGGGCGGGCATCCGGAAGGTTTTGATTTAAAGAAGATGGAAAGCCTTTATGGTTTACAAGACGAAGTCATCTACACAGACTTCGATTGGAACAAGGGTCTTTCCCGAGAAGAACTTCGAGAGCTTGTCCTTCTTAGCGATCTAAGAATCACCACATCAGAGGGTGAGGGTTTTGGCATCCCTACAGTAGAGTGCGCGGCGTTGTGTCACCCGCAGATTGTTAGCAAACATACGGCACTACCTGAGCTAATAGGGGAGGACAATCCTCAGTTGGTAGAGCCTGCTCTGTGGGAACCAAAGAACGATTCCTTGTGGGCTGTTCCCGATGTAAGAGCAATGGTTGATAGAACTTTAGATTTCCTGGCAGATCCCGATATGCAAGCGGACGCTATAAGAGATGCCGCCACTTACGCCCGAAGATACGAGCAGTCCCAGGTGGCACTAGATTTTGAAGCAGTCTGTAAAGGGAGCCAGTACCTCAAGGAGACAGCCAAATATAAATACCGCTATGGGTTTACAAAGCAGGCGTTCATGCCGCAGATCTTCAAAGCTGCGGCCAAGTGTTCCCTTACGCTGGGTGACTCTGTTTTGGAGCTAGGTTCCTTTACGGGAGACTTTTTAAGGCAGGCTCGCCGGGAGAAGGTTAACGTCACAGGATTGGAATGGGATGGGGAAGCCCTTGAGAGGTATGACTCTGCTTTGAATTCCAAGTTGAAGCACCAAGCCCTCTCCGACCCTTGGCCGGAAGCGGACGTCTTGGTCGCAACCGACCTCCATGATCGAATAGCAACCGAGAGCGGAGATAAAGAGAACGTCACAATAGCCTTTACAAGAATCGCCCAGAACTATGATTGGGCTTTATTAAGATTCGATCCCCAATATACTTGGGGTACGCCCGTAATCCCTCCAACTAGGGCAACACAAGTGCTAGAATCGGAAGGGATGATTAGGCGTTATGATTTGGAAAGAATAGCAAAGGATAAGATCCTCCATCTGCAACATCAGATTTGGGGGAAAGAATCCAACAGCTCTGTGATTCCCGAATTCTATTTGGCTGATGACGAATGACAATAACGACTTCTGACATAATCAATTGGTCCTCTAGGGCATCGTACCGAGGCTCTTACACCGCAAGCCTCTCAGTGGTGAACAAAGATTCCAACTACGGCGAGACTAATCTTGCCGAAGTGATCAACATCACCACCACAACCACCTCTACGGTTGCCAATGTAGCCAGCGGGGATATAACCATCCTCAACGGCAGCAAGCTCTACGTCAACGGGCTCCTCGAAGGGATCGACGAGAAGACCGGAATCTCAGAGAGGATGATAGGCTTTGCCGTAAAATCTTTCTTCGCGAGGCTGACGAAGAAGCCGGTCAACACTGAGGTGAATATCGGGGAAGCCACCGCAGCCGCTACCACAATCCTTGACGAATACGCAGGAGTCCCGTCAGGGATCTACAGCGTCTCTCTAGCGGCTCGCACAGTATGCGGACCTATCACAGGGTCAAATATCCTAGACGAGCTTAAACGGGTCGCACAGGCGGGATTAGGCGCACTCTATGTGGATGAAGTTGGGATACTCCAACTCCAAGAGTGGACTGACCTGACAGCCGCAGCGGCTTATACGATCCCAGACGAGTTCATCATCTCAGCCCAGCGAGCGATGAATGAAGAAATCATCCCCAGTCGCGTTAAGGTCCGGGGCTGCTGGGTCTCGCAGATGCCTACCTCTCCTGTAGAGTTGCAGGACTCCGGAGGAGGTTCTGGTCAAGGAGGTCAAGGTGATAGTCAAGGCTCCCGAGTCCGCTGTATGAACAAAGGTTTGCCCGCTAAACTAGGTGAGTTTATCGTCGAAGTTCCAAGGCAGCATGGAGAGGAACACGAACAAAAGGTTTTGAAAAACGCAGAGGTAGTGGTAGCCGGTTCTACGTTCTCTCATTGGGAGGGTATGTGGTCAACAGGTGCTAAGTTTGTAGCAGAGAAAGTGACAGGATTCTTCTCCGCAGCCTCCGAAATTGACATCTCAGTGCTAGGGCAACCACAACCTGAGAGGGAGAAGAAAGTTAAACCCAAGGAGGATCAGAAAAACAAGAAGGGAGATCATGCACTCCAAGAGATGGCGAGACGGCTAAACGGGAGACCTCCTAACGGGAACATGGCAGGTGGGGGAGGAAGTCCTGGAGGGGAATCCCAGAGAAGTCCCACACGATCTGCCACAGAAAGGACCGACCTCCAGATTGAGATGACGATAGATGACTCCGATCTTCAAAGCAAGCATGGACCTTTATCCGAGCAGATCGATAATCCGTACATAGAGCACCCCGCTACACTTTTCCAAGTAGGGGTACGTCATCTCCAAGAGAGAAAGATGGCACAGAAGAGTTGGAAGGTGGAGACTGTCATCTTGCCGGGAGTGTCAATCAACGATCTTGTAACATTCCGAGATCCAAAATTGACGGATGGCACCCAGACTGTAATCACGGGATTGGTCGTAGGTATAGACACCCAGTGGCAGGACGGAGAGGGCAAGCAGAACCTTGTGATTGAATCCACCGAGGATCTGGGCTCCACGACCTACACTTCGCAGAACCTAATCCTGCACCCAAGTCTCCATGGGCCAACCAACCAGTGGGTAGTAACGGAGGGCGACTACAAGATCAATCTCGCGGGAACCGTCATGTCCTTCAAGGCAGTACCTCCCACCTCAGGTACAGACACAGGCACCGTGGATCTCACCCAGGAGCATACTATCGTAGGGGAGGATTATACAATTTCCTTCACCCACTCTGAGACAACCGGAGTAGGAATCCAGACCTTGGATTTCCGAATCTACGATTCCGGCGGGGACATCTCCACGACGGTAATCAACACGGACGACACCACCTCTGTCAACTTCACAGCCCGAGAGACCACCACCAATTTTGAGTGGTTGGTGGATATTACATCCCTCCAGGACAAAACAATCTGGAGAGTTACCCGACCGGTGTTGACAATGACCATCACCGCATGATATACTTCCGGACATGGAAATAAATAACATCGAGGAGTTTATCTCTTCCGGAAAGTGTAAGGGCGTAGACCCTTGTACCGTTCTTCTCTACTTAGCTATGAGGCATAAGGAGTGGAAGGAGGTTACCCCACCCGCTCTCCACATATTAGGAGAGGAGCTGGGAATCGACACTCTGATGGCTATCCCAGCTTTAATCACCCTAGGCTGGATGATTTCTATTGACAGCCCCGGTGGAGTCATATATGCTTTAGGGGGGTGGAGTTCTACCCATACCTTTAAATGGCATGCCCATAAGAAGCCCGACATTAAGTCGGCCCTTTTGACTAAAGCATTAGCCAAGCCGGAACCGATAGAGAAACAAGAGCGTAAGAGGAAGACTAAACAACGACCAACACAGGACCAACTGGATCAGGCGACAGCCCCACAGATCAAGAAAGCAGTTGTCCAGATTTACCGCGAAGAGTTTGAAAACATCTTCGCGTCCAATGCCACCTTCCTGAACGTCCCCAAAAACGCGCAGGTAGTTTTGAATATCTACAAGCTTGTGGATTCCAACCTTTCCCTCTTCACTGCTTACCTCAAATTCATCTTTGAGAAGTGGGAAGAGGTAAAGGCGAATCAACCCTGGATCTCTTGCGAGGTTCCCACGCCAGGAATCTTGTGCAGCACGAATTTTTTTCTAGCGATGCGAAAGGCGATGAACGATGGATTCTCCAAGCCAGCCGGAGGACATAAAGGCCAAGATGGAATTGCCGACCGAGCAGCCCAAACAAACTGGGACACCGAGCAATCGGGGTGGTGAGATTACACAGCGACACCTGGAGCGGATGGGGATACCCAAAAGACATTGGTACTGCACTCTGGAAAAAATTCCGAGCGAGTGTCCACACAAAGCCCGCATATTAGATTGGATAGAACATGTCGAGCATCGAGTCAAAGACAGTCAAGGACTGCTCCTCATGGGAGATTACTCCATGGGAAAGACAGGTCTTGCTTCTATATGCCTTAAAGCGGCATGCCAGCGGGGCATCATTGGATACTGGATCACTGCCAGAGCTTACCCCCAGCAAGTCATCCAGCAGCACGCTTTCGACCAGAAGTATTCTGTCCAGGATCGCGCGGAAACTGTGCCTCTCCTCGTCATCGATGAACTCCAAGTCCGAGAGGGAAACGTAAAATTCTCGGAGCAGGCCATTGAGCATTTGGTTCGTACCCGCATAGATGCTAACCTGTGTACGATCATCACGACGAACCACAACACAGAGTTTCTCAAAGACCATTACCAAGCACTCACCGAAGCCCTCCGCGAAGCTGTGACACCTATTGTCGTCACAGGACATAACTTCCGCGAAGATCGACAGAAAGAATTCACCGATGGAAGACGTCCTGGGCCTGAGACTGCTTAAAGCGGTTCTTATTGAGCAGTCACTGATTGAGTTAACTACCGCTGGAATTTCTTCACGAGACCTCTCGGGAACTGCCCGAAAAGGATTTGAGTGGCAAACAGAATACCAGCAAGACTTTGGAGCTTGGCCGACGCCCTCCCAAGTCCAAGACAACATAAAGGGTTTAGTCTTCCCCCCGGCAGACGAACCCCTTGCCTACCTCTGCGACCAAGTACGAAAACGCCAACTAGGAGGGACGATTACCAATGAACTCAAAGCAGTCGCCAGATCCCTTGAAGGACAAGACCCAGACTCAGCCCTCCGCAAGATTGCAGAGATCGCTCTCCAAAACCAAGTTGGAAAACGCGGAGCCGTCGTCCGATCCTTTAGGCAAGATGGAGAGAAACGATTTGAAGAATACCTTGACCTCCAAGCCTCTCTTGAACTTCCTGGAGTCCTTACACCTTGGAACAGTCTCAACGACCGAATCCAATGCTGGGCTAACGGACAGCTCCATGTCATTGCTGCCACAGCCAACACCGGTAAATCGTGGGCGAGCTGTATCTTCTCCGACTTCGCTATGGGACTCGGAAAGCGGGTGCTACTCGTTACCATGGAAATGTCAACCAAACGATTTGAAAGGAGATTAGATGTCCTCCACCACAAACTCCCCTGGGGAGACTTCCGAGATGCTGAGTTGGACTATTTCACCGAACGAAGATGGGAGCAACAACTCCATTACGGTAAGTATGACGAAGGCGACATACATATCGCTGACAAACAACTCGTCCAGACGGTTTCCGATGTTACTGCTCTCGTCAAAGAATATGAACCTGACCTCGTTGTTGTTGATGGGGGCTACCGCTTCACAGGCGAGAAGGGAAGAGGCGACTGGGGTAGCGCTGCTCAAATCGTGGGGGATTTACAAACTGCTTCAGAAGTGTCAGACGTTCCTTGGGTGGTTACTACGCAGCAAGGAGACGTCACCGACAACTCCAAAAAGACAGACAAGCAGCGAGGTTACAAAATCCGATACGCCCGAGAGTGGATCATCGACCCCGACGTAGTCATCGAAATGATTGCCGACGAAGACCAGAGATTGCAAAACGAAATGACCTGGAAGAACCTGAAGGAGCGTGACTCCAAAGGTGAAAACCATCACGAGGATCTGATAACAAATTGGGATCTTACTACGATGAACTTCGACGAATTAGTTTTCGACACCTCGCACTCAGCGACGGTTGGGATATAAAAATGAAACTACCCCTCACGTATTGCGTAATGGTTCGCAGGGGTGGAGGCAAAGAGCCACGCTGGATGGACATACCCCACAAGACACTTTATGCTACAGGCGAAACTCGTAGAAACCTCTGGGGTGATGTTTTGGATGAATTAGAAAGCAAACATGGGTGGACAAGGTGAGAGCAATAGCCCAATACCATGACTACGCCCAAGGGGAATATAGGCTCCACACCTACAACAGAGGTGAGTATGGCGATACCGGTTGGAGTACCGCAGTCGTCAAGATCCCGATTAAGAAACTTTACAGTCAAGGGTACATGGAGTACCAACAATTCAATAACAAGGAGACCACAGATGCCGAAGAAGCCCTCCACAGAATGTCCCGAGCTGCCAGCAAAGCCGGAGTTACGGTCGAGCAGTTTACAAATACTTATGGCTCAATCGGGGACGCCATCACTGCCAAAGCCGGAGTCTTCATCGCAGACTCCATCTCCCAGCTCGTCATCGACGGAGAGCCCCCCGCAGTCCCCGCCAAAAACGCCAAGCCCGGATTCCGATTCCAAAAAGGGAAAAAGAAAAGCATCCCCTTCAAAACGAACCATGGGCCGCAACGAGGGGCCAAAGCGAATCACAATCTCAAACATCACCGATAGGGAAGAGATCTTTCGAGCGAAGGCTCCCTTTGGTACGCAGGCGTTCTACCATGAGCAGTTTGTGATAAGGAAGCATGGGGGACCTGACGACCATCCCTACGTTGAAGGTCTTGCTGCCAAGAAGAAAGACCAGAACCCTTACGTCATTATGCGTGAGTGGGCGCATTGGCAGAACGGTTGGCAACACACGCATGGAAAATAGAACCATCTATGAAGAGTATAAGAACGATAGAGTCTCTGCGAAATCATCAGACCTTCTACAGGCTCTGCATCTTGCGGTTAAGCGGCTCTACTGTCAGCCCCAAGTAGAGGAATTCCACTGGGTCTTCCGTTCTAGCTTACGTCGAGGGGTAAGCCATGGAGCGTGAGCGAGCGTTAGACATTTTGACAAGGACAGGGGTCACCGACTTCAACGAGAAGTTTCGTGACAAAGGGCAGATGCTCTGTACCTGTCCGTTGGCAAAGTGGACGCACAAGAGTGGGTCAGACGGGAAGCCTTCCTGCTCGATCAACTACTCAAAGACGCCCGCTGTCTATCACTGCTTCACCTGCCAAGAGAAAGGACCCCTACACTCCCTGGTCAGCACAGTGGGAAGTCTTTCCGGCAGACAGGATCTGATCGACCTCGGTATGCGTCTGCAGGTCTCAGATCAAGTCACCCTCGGGGACACCCTTGACAAGATCACCCAAGGGTTGGACGACTGGTATCAACCCACAACGGAGGTAGAACCTGTGGCAATGATGAAGTACGAGGCTTTGGCACACATGCCTAAAATAGGCATGGATGCTATGGGAAGACTTACCCACTTTTTAAGAAGCCGGAACGTCACCCAAGCTATGGTTGATTGGTGGGATCTTCGACACCATGACTACGAACGGATTGTCCAGCCCGTTTATTGCCGAGAGCCTTACGAAGACCATCTCTATGGAGCAGTCGGTCGAACAGTCGTTAATGACTCTCGCAAATACTACAACTACTTCGGCATGGAGACCGGTCGAATCTTAGGAGGCTTGCAGCATTGGAAAGGCTACGGCAGGACGATCCTCGTCGAAGGCTTTTTCGATATGATGAACATCTGGTATTGGGCGCAGTGCCACGAACTTGATGTCCTCTGTACGTTCGGGGCGAAGGTCACCGACGAGCAAGCAAAGATCCTCCAAGAGCTTGACACCCATGTCTATTTGTTCTTCGATATGGACGACGCCGGGATCAAAGGTGCAGCCGAAGGCATGAAGAAATTAGTCAACCTACAGTCGAAACCCAGAACCATCACATGGAAGCCCAAGGAGCTTGACATGGGTGGGTGCGATAAGCTATTCTTTACCTCGCTGCTTCAAGCAGAGAACATTATTTAAAGGGCGACAGCCCAGAACCCCAGGAGGACAATATGTCCAACGAAGAGAGCCCAATGGGCAAACCAGATGAAACCCCACCGCAGTCTGCTGCACCTGCTTACCTTTCTGGTGCAGGTCAAACCCCGGAGCCTTCTGCTCCAGTATCCACTCCCCCCGCCGCAGCCCCAGCTACTCCGCAACATACGGAGAAACCACAGGCTGGTACGGGAGCCCCGGATTGGATGCAACAGGACATGACAAACCCTGACCAAACAGATTTTAAGGACGAGATCCATCGTCTTTATATAAAGCAGGGTGAGTCCAAAGATGTGATCTTCCTAACGGAGTGGGGCGTTGCTCCCGCCCAAGGTGGACCCATCATTGTCTTTGAACACAATCCCCAGTTCGGGGAAGGTGCCCAACGATTCAAGCACTACTACAGTTGCTTGCAACCGCTGGGGATTCCTTGTCCTATGTGTCAACGTGCAGAGACTGCACAAGATGGACGTCGCTACAAAGCGATGATGATGTCGGCTATCGACTGCACTGGATTCCAATCCAAGCAGGGGTTAATCAACAACTTCAAGACGATCATCTGCTTCAAGCAAAATGTGATGGAGCGTTTCGAGCGAAAGATGCAAGAGCTTCAGTCGATGGGTCACTCCCTTCGCGGAGCCCACTTCAAGATCTTCCGCAGCCGAGACAACCAGTCTCCTAAGACTGGTGATGATTTCTCGTTCCAGGGAATGGTCGATCTGGCCCAGTACCCTGACAACGCTGTCCACGACTGGGCGAATCTTATCGCTCCAGATCCTGTGAAAGTTGAGGAAGCCATGAAAGAATTGGCGAACGCTCAACAGACTAACTTCCAAGGTGGAGGCAACCAGGGTGGTGGACAACAAGGTGGTTATCAGCAGCCGCCGCAAGGTCAAGGTGGTTACCAAGGTCCTCCCGGTCAACCAGCCGGTGGACAACAGGTAAGCTACTAAACCCTTCAGTCAAACCCCCTCTCCTATTATTAGGAGAGCGGGGTTTTTCTTTTCTCTTGCTGGATTGCCATGTACACCGCACAAGATCTAATCGCCTCTGCGCGAAAACACAAAATGTTCTGCTTCGATGTAGAACATGCCCACGATACCAATCTCTCGGCTACTGATTTTAAGCTCCATGGTATGGGGTTTGCTACCGAAGAGATCACCGTCTATTTGACTGACATGACCGTCATCCGGGAAGTGATAAGAAACCTCTTCCCCGACGACGACATTGAAGCCATCGCGTACAACGCTAAGTACGATCTCAAGTGTCTCAAAGCTGTCGGCATTATCGACTCCCACGAGTACCCCAATGGGATTCGTGATCCGATGATCGGCTACAACCTTCTCGACGAAAACCGCCAGCAGAATAAGATGAAGTTGGAGCATCTGGTCCTCGATATATTCGGTTACCAAATGCAGAGCTACATGCCTGCCTGGGAAGCCGGAGGGGCGACGTTCGAGGCTTATGCCAAGGACGATGTTTACTGGGAGTTGAAACTCTACAAACACCTCAAGCCAATGATCGTGCGAGAGGGTCTGTGGGGTAACTTCATCAAGATCCGAATGAGGATTCTCTTGGTGGTTTCCGACTTAGAGTACGTGGGCTTCTATTGGGATCTCGACCGAGCCCGAGAGCTGCTCCACGGTTATCAGAAACTCCGAGACAAATACGAAACCGAAATCCACGAGTTGATAGGAAACGTGAACATCAAGTCCGGACCCCAGATGTCGGTCAGACTTTTTGATGAGCTGGGATACTCGACCCGAGGGTTGGATAAGGTGCCAACAGGGAAGTGGTGGAAGCTTGACGCAGATGCGTTGGACACACTCTCCCGACGATACCCTGTCGCCCACAAGATCAAACAGTTCCGAACAGCCTCCCAGATGATCGGCACCTACGTCGAACCTCTCTCCCGGATGGCGATGGATGATCCGAACAGCCGGATACACTCCAACTTCTGGTTAATCTCCCTCACAGGACGAACGCGGAATACCAACCCTAACCTCCAGAACCAACCCGCACGACTCGACAAGATCTTTGACGACCTCTCGATTCGTACAGGCTTCGTCCCACGAGACGGCTTCTCTATGATCGTGAGCGATCTCTCTCAGATCGAGTTGCGAGTATGTGCCCATGTGACGGGGGACCCTGGCTTTACCAAGGCGTATACCGACTGGCAGTGCAAGAGCTGTGGAGCCTCGGGATCTAACATCGTTATCCAACACACCTGCCCCAACTGCGGAGTGTACGAAGATGAAGATAATGGATTCTGGCATGGACTAGATCTTCATCAGCAAACCACCGACCAAGTCTCTGCTCTCCAAGGGAACAGGTCCTACGGTAAGCAGTGCAACTTCTCTCTGATCTACGCAGCCTCGGGACGCCGAATGTGGTATGAGTATCCAGACTTTTCTGAGCAGCAATGGAACGACATTGTCGAGCAGTTCCTCAACACATACAGCGGGGTGAAGAGATACCACCAACGCATGAAGAGACTTCTTAACACCGATGGAGTTGTCACCAACATCTTCGGCAGGAAGAGAAGGATCACCCGCGAGGAATTGAAGAAACACTTCAAGCATTGCTTCAACCAGTTTGTGAACTTCCCGATCCAATCCGCAGCCTTTGAATACATCGCCATCGCGTTGGTCAACCTCCGGCAGCAGTGGATCGACGAAGGGATCTGGAACACCGATGCGTACTTTGTTAATTTTATTCACGACGAGGTTGTCGTAGAGTGTAAGCATGGGATGGAAGCGAAGGTCAAAAAGGATGTTGTCTATCACCTTGAACATGCTGTCCAGATGTCAGTTCCTGTGAGAGCCGACATTAAGACTGTAGCCAACTGGAACGAGATGAAATGATCGACCTAAGACAAGGCGAGTGCATCGAGGTGATGAAGACGCTCCCTGATAATTCCGTTGACATGGTCCTTACCGACCCACCTTATGGCACAACAGCCTGTAAGTGGGATGTTGTTATCCCCCTCGGGCCGATGTGGGAGCAGTTGGAGAGAGTCATAAAACCCAAAGGGGCGATTGTGTTAATGGCGAGACAACCCTTCACCAGCATACTCGTCAACAGCAACCTCAAAAAGTTCAAGTATGATTGGGTGTGGGACAAGCATATCCCTCGCAACTTTATCAACGCGAAGATCATGCCCATGAATAAGCACGAGAGCGTTTTGGTTTTTGGGAAGGGTAAGCTAAACTACTATCCGCAGATGACCAAAAGAAACAAGCCGGTAACGGTGAAGAACTACGGGAAGAAGGGGAAGCAGTCGGCCTACCAGATGAACACGAACGGCTCCGATAAGAAGACCCGCACCTACACCCACAGGAATCCCGATACGATTATCACAGGCAAGTGGGAAGCAAACAGTGGTAAGGTACACCCCACGCAGAAACCCGTATCGCTGATGGAGTACCTTGCAAAGACTTACACCAAAGAGGGAGAGACTATCCTCGACTTCGCGATGGGATCAGGCACGACCGGAGTGGCCTGCTTAAACACCAACAGAAGCTTTATCGGAATTGAACTTGACACCGGTTACTTCAAAATAGCAGAGGAGAGAATACATGGCTAACAAATGCAAGTGGGAGGCAGTCACAGCCTCCACGCATAGAATGTGGGTTCCAGATGGTTGGCTTGTAAGAGCGACGGGCTCTGCTAGTGGACAATTTGCACTTACGTTTGTTCCCGATGACCACCACCTCTGGGTGATTGAATGACCATCAAAGCCGACTACGACCGAATGCTCTGGCTTGCTAAGGAGGGACTCCCTTTGAAGCGGATCAAGCGGAGACTTACCCTCATGCCCGAGGGGACCAACGAGGAGATTGAACTCTTCGACGAATCCCGTCCAGGTCTGATTGGTGTTCCCCGCGAGTGGGCCTACGCCCGAGAATTGGATCTGAAACTCCGGGATATGACCCTCAACCGTCCCCGAGTCTGGCCGCAGTTCAAGGGATCGTGGCGAGAAGGCCAGGAGGCGTCCGTAAAGAGCCTCCTGTCACATTTCCGAATGGGATGCTATGGAGGGCTACTAGAGGCCAAATGCGGCTCTGGGAAGACCGTGATGGGTACTGCCGTAGCCGCCCAGATGAATACCCCCACCCTGGTTGTCGTCCCCAAGACCGACCTCGCCCAGCAGTGGAAGGACACAGCCGAGCAGTTCTTCGGGGCTAGTGTCGGAAACGTCTGCCAAGACGAGTGGGATTACAAAGGGCACCACATGGTCACAGCCTCCGCGCAGACCCTCTGGGCTCGCCGCGAGAGCATCCCTGTGGGCTTCTGGGAGACGTTCGGGATGGTT